CCCTCTGATCTAATCACTCAAGCGTTAAAAATAGCAAACGTCATTGGTGTTGGTCAGACTCCAAATGCGACTGACATCAATGATTGTTTCAACCAGTTAAACATGATGCTTGCCCAGTGGCAACGCAGACGTTATATGGTGTATAACCTGGTAACAACTTCTAAGGTTGCTACAGGACAAATTTCATACACAATCGGAACTGGTGGTGATTTCAACATTACCAGACCAGTCAAATTAGAATCAGCGTTTTTTAGGATGCAATCTGGCAGTCCTTTACCAGTGGACTATCCACTTGAAGTATTAAGGGCTAATGAGGATTACAACCGGATTTCCATTAAGAAACTGAACGCTTTTCCTCAGTATATTTATTACAACACCGGTTACCCACTAGGCACTATTTACGTCTGGCCTGTACCCAATAATCAGTATGAGATTTTCTTGACTGTGATGACACAGTTAGAGGCTTTTCAGACGATTACGGACACGGTAACTATGCCTCCAGAGTACCTTGCAGCGATGCAATGGAACTTGGCTAGGATTATTTGCGTCATGTATGGTCTTCCAATCACTCCCGAACTCACAGGATATGCCGAGGCATCCATGAGAGCAATTGAGGAAGTTAACTCACAAATCCCACTTCTCCACATGCCTGTAGCACTCAGAGGAAAGTCTGGTGCATACAATATTTATGGAGATTTCTACGTTGGTAGTGCCGGATAATGGGAAAGGCAGCACTAACTACTGGTGCTTACCAGACCAAAAGTATCATTGCAGGGGCGCAACGGTGCATTAATTTGTACATGGAGCAAAATCCTGAAGGGGTGGTGTTTCCTTTTACGCACTATCCCACGCCTGGTCTGACAAAAGTAGCAAGTTCGGGTCAAACATCTTGGAGAGGACTTTACTATGCAAGTAATAATCAACTTTATGGTGTTTGTGGCAACACTTTTTACAGCATTAGCACTGATTGGATTCTTAGTCCTATTGGCACTCTCGCAAGTTCCACTGGCACTGTTTCGATGGTTGACAATCAAGTTGATTTGTTGATTGTTGACGGAACAAGTGCAGGATACGACTACAACATCACGACCAATACGTTCACGACCATCAATCAGCCAGGCTTTTACGGTTCAAATCAAGTCAATTATGTCGATGGTTACTTTGTTTGTAACTATCCAGGCACTCGGGAATGGTACATTTCCTTAATAAATACCGCAGAGTTTGACCCTTTGTATTACGCTTCTAAGTCTGGTTCACCTGATAATTTGGTTGGCATAGGTATATCAAGACGTTATATCTACTTATTGGGGGAATTTACCTCCGAAGTCTGGTTCAATGCAGGGAATACTGCTTTTCCTTTCCAGATTCTTCCAGGTTCATTTATTCAATATGGATGCGCTGCGACTAATTCAATAGCTCAGATGGACGGTGAGGTTTACTGGTTGGCTCAAAGTCCTCAAGGTCAGGCTTATGTCTGCCGTAGTCAAAACTTTGGTGCGGTTCAGATCTCTACCTTTGCGATGGATCAAGAGTTTCAGACTTACGGTAAATTGTCAGATGCTATTGGGTATACATACGAAATAAATGGCCACTTCTTTTATGTATTGACATTCCCACAAGCTAATAAGACTTGGGTGTTTGACTTATCTAACAATCAATGGAATGAGTGGTTATGGACGGACAATGATGGTAATTTTAATCGTCATCGGAGCAATTGTTTTGCTTTTGCTAACGGAAATCTTGTAGTTGGAGACTGGCAAAACGGCAATTTATACGTTTTAGATCAAAACAATTATTCTGATTTTGGTGGGCCAATTGTGAGAGTTCGCAGTTTCTACCACACCGAAGACGATGATTCAAATCGTCTAAGATACAAGCAATTTATTGCTGAAATGGAATCTGGCAATGCTCCGGCAACCGTTTATCTATCTTGGTCAGATGATCGGGGAAAGACTTACGGCAACCCAGTTGGTCAAACGATGGGCACGACTGGGCAGTATTTGACTTCGATATCTTGGTGGCGGTTGGGAATGGCTAGAGATAGAGTATTTCAATTGCAATGGTCAGATCCGGTGAAGACTGCTCTGAACGGTGCTTTTGTTGACGTTGCACAGAATCACAAATGAGCAATCTATCCTCCAATCTCCCGCATCTAGGTGTACCGTTCCTGAATGGTGATGGATCGGTAAATCAGACATGGTTGATGTTTTTGGTTCAGGTTTATCAAAGGACAGGAGGCCCAGATACTCCTCCTTTGAACTTGACTCAAATTCAAAGCGAAGGACTTTTTAATTTAACGGTTGAGCCGGTTAACGGATTTTCGGGAACTGTAGTTCCTGGACAAAATGCGACTTTAACCTTGGATACAACGGTTTCGGGAATTATTTATGGTAGTGGGGGCGCAATGAAGCCGGTGACGATAGGGGCAAACCTTAATTTCACCAATGGCACTCTTACTGCGACAGGAGGGGGAACTTCTCCAACTGGTTACGCTTTCTCTGCGAGGCATGGATGATAAGACTTGACACAGTAAATAGATCACTTCAGATGTTCTTAGGGGCAGCTACGACTAGCAATCCCCTGCAAGTTATCGTCTGTTATTCAGATCAAACTTTATCGACTTATCAGGGTTCGACTCAACTATCCAACTCTAACGGCACGACTGCGGTCACAATCTGCTCTGCTCCTGCATCTGGGGCAACCAGAGATATTGATATGTTGTCGGTGCTAAATACCGATACGGTTGCAGCCAACGTCACAATTGAAGTGGTTGATACTTCCACGCCTTATCAGTTGATTTACGTCCAACTGAGCGCACAGGACAAGTTAACTTATACGCATGGAAGCGGTTGGCAGATAGTCACTTCTCAGGGAAATATCAAGTATTCCGTTCAATCAGTGCCTGGGGTGACTTCTTTTAACTCTAGGACTGGGGTTGTAACGCTTACTTCGAGCGATGTAACTACGGCATTGACTTATACTCCTGCGCCCCAAACTTCCGGCACATCTTTACTTTACGGTAATGGATCGGGTGGTTTCTCAAATGTGATTATTGGTAGCGGAGTGACTTTCTCGGGGGGGACACTCTCAGCTACAGGTACTGGTACTGTAACTAGTGTTGCTCTAACTGTACCTACAGGGTTTAGTGTTACTGGTTCTCCAGTTACTAGCTCAGGTACTCTAGCTATATCTACAAGCCTTAGTGGGATTATTAAAGGTACTGGCAGTGGGTTTACGACAGCTACTAGCGGTACTGATTACGCACCGGCAACAAGTGGATCATCTATTTTGTACGGTAACGGATCGGGAGGCTTTTCAAACGTCACAATTGGTTCTGGAGTATCTTTTACCGCAGGGACTTTATCAGCTACTGGATCGGGCGGTACGGTAACTAGCGTTGGTTTGTCACTTCCATCAATCTTTTCGGTGACTGGTTCGCCTGTTACTGGTTCAGGCACTTTGACGGCTACTTTAGCAAGTGAAACGGCTAATACGGTGTTCGCTGCACCAAACGGATCGTCTGGAACTCCCACATTCAGATCATTGGTTAACGCTGATTTCCCAACTTCAGGAGTTAGCTCTGGTACTTATGGATCAGGCTCAGTTGTTCCAGTTATTACAGTTAATTCTCAAGGTATTGTTACTTCGGTCACAACGGCAGCGACAAACGCACCGGCTTATCAAGGAACTTGGAACGCAAGTACAAATACTCCGACTTTGACTTCTTCAGTAGGAACTCAAGGATATTACTATGTAGTATCTACTGCCGGAACAACAAACTTAGACGGTAATGCAGTTTGGGTGGTTGGAGATTGGGCAATATTTGGTAATGGTAAATGGGAAAGAATCCCAGGATCTGCAAGTGAATCCTTTACAAATCTGACTACTGCTAATTTAGCGGTAACTGGTTTGACAGGGTATATGTATGCCAATGGATCGAGCAATGTAACGTCTTCTACAACAATACCAACAACGGCATTGTCTGGAACGATTACAAATGCTCAACTTGCCAACTCAACCATTTCGGGGGTTGCTTTAGGTAATAGTTTATTTAACCTTACCGCAGGGACAAATGTAACTTTTAGCAGTGGGTCAACTTATAACGGATCAACTGCAATCACAATTAATGCGTCATCAACGATGGTGTATCCAGGCGCAGGGATACCAAATTCGACTGGTAGTGCTTGGGGTACATCTTACTCAACGACTGGATCTGGAACGGTTGTAGCTTTGGCAACTTCACCGACTTTTGTAACTCCAGTTTTAGGTACACCTACTTCAGGAAACTTTTCAACTGGTACGTTTACTTGGCCTACATTCAATCAGAATACAACCGGAAACGCTGCGACTGCTACTTTAGCAACAACTGCGACTAATTTGGCGGGTGGTGCAGCAAGTCAAATCCCTTATCAAACAGGATCGGGGGCTACTTCTTTTATTGCTAACGGAACAACTGGACAAGTTTTAACAAGCAATGGCACTTCAGCACCTACTTGGACAACGCTTACATCTTTGGTCACTATTTCTGATCAAACATCAAGTTCTAGCACTTTTTACCCTGCATTTTTAAATGCAACGACTGGCACAGTTTCAGTAATTGACACAAGTTCTACAAAACTTCAATATGTACCAAGTACAGGTACTTTTACTTCTACGGTTTTTAGTGGTGGAAGTTTTATAGGAACTGAAACAATCACTGGCTCATTGTCTGCCGGTGCTTTTAGTTATGGAACTCTTGGTTATTCAGATGTAAATATATTTGGTTCATTTACTTCAAGCGTAAATACTTACAACCAGATCATTTTACAAAACACCAATTCTGGATCGGCAGCATCGACAGATTACGTTGTTTCTAACAATCTAGGGACTTCAACCACTTATTACGGTGATTTCGGGATGAACTCGTCCACTTTTAGTGGTACTGGTTCTTTATCTTTGGCTAATGCGGTTTATTTAACTGCAACGTCAAGCGATTTGTCAATTGGAACGACAACCGCTAACCCTATTCACTTTGTTATTAATGGGAGTGCAACCGATGCAATGACTATTAATACCAGTGGGGCGCTTGCACTTAATGGACAATATGGTACTTCAGGACAAGTCTTGAGTTCAGGTGGTTCTAGCGGTGTTCCCACTTGGATAAATGCCGGAAGTGGTGGATCATCTCCTCCTGCTTTAAATGTAACATTACAACAAAATTTCGGAGGTTTCCTATAAATGGCTTCTAATACTTCACCAATTTTTCCATTAACCCCTATTGTTGGTATTGCAACGCTAACCTCGGCTACTGCGATTACTTCCAGGGCTAACATTACCGGCACAACTGGCTTGGTTCAATTGACTGCAACCTCTACCAACGGAACAAAAGTAGACGCAATTACGGTCACTGCCAAGGGTACGACAGTAGCTAATATCGTAGATATTTGGATTTATAACGGCACAACTTCATTCTTGTACGCTGAAATCCCAGTATCTGCGATCACTCCGAGCACGACAGTCCAGGCTTTTACGACAACAGTGACGTTTAACAATCTGGTTTTACCTCCCACTTATCAGTTGTATATCTCTGAACAAGTAGGCACGACAAGCGCAGATTTGAACATTATGGCTTTTGGAGGTCAATACTAATGGCTTTTCCAGGTCAGTCTTTTCAATTCAATCAGACTGTGCCGGTGGTACAGGCAACGACTCCGTTTGTGGTTAACTCCCAGACGGTTACTTCTAGTTACGCAATTCCAGTGGGTTCGAGTTGCGTTTCTGGTGGGCCAGTTACGATCAATTCAGGGGCTACGGTGACAATCCCAACAGGAAGTAAATGGATCATTTTATAAAAGACTTTATTGAATCCGTCATGCGGGACGATAGAGTTTGGAAGTGGGTTAAGGTTGATGGGATTAAAAAAGAGAATTTTGGGTATCAAGAGAGCGAGATTTACTACACAAATACGCATGGTTTTGTGATGTTTAGACCCGCAACTCCGACAATGTACGAGGTTCACATTTGTATGTTGAAGGGGGCAAAAGAAGTGGATTCTTTCTTTTTAGATTGTCTTGAGAAAATGAGGCAAAAAGGAGCAAGAAAGTTCCT